GCAATTCGCGAACGGTGCGATATACGATGCCGACCGAAAGGTTACCGAGTTGCACGACGAGAAGTTAGAGAAACTCGAGGAACTCGTGGAGGCCGCGAACGGCTCGCCCGTATTGGTTGCCTACTCGTACAAGCACGACCTCGACCGAATAATGAAGAGGCTAAGGGCATATAAGCCCGTCAAGCTGGAGAAGCCCGAGCAGGCAGCCGACTGGAACGCCGGAAAGATTAAAGTGCTTGTAACGCACCCGGCGAGCGCAGGACACGGGCTTAATCTGCAAAAAGGTGGGCATACGCTTATATGGTTCGGCAATACGTGGAGTTTGGAACTATACATGCAGTTCAACGCCCGGTTATATCGCCAGGGGCAAATGTACCCCGTAACCGTTCATCACATCCTAACCACGGGAACGGTAGACGAAAGGATAGTAAAATCCCTGGAAGGCAAGAAACAGACGCAAGACGGGCTTATGCAGAGTATTAAAGAACTTGTGGAGTTCTACAGTAAGAAATGAAAAAGTCAATAACGGTTATCGCAGTCCTGCTATTATTGGTAGGCTGCACCGTAGTACAGAACGCGGCGGACAGTATACAACGTAATTTCAAGCTACAGCAATTAGAGTACGGGCTATCGCTGAAAGATAGTTTAATATCTAAATGATGTTAACGAAAGAACCGATGTAACTGGAAAAGCGTTGTATTTGTATCAACGATTTAAAAACAGAGATTATGGAAAAGCATTCAAAAGCAGTTAGAGAGATGTACTCACAGCCTAAAAAGAAAGAGGCACACCCGATGTTAAAGTATATCGGCCGTCATGTCCGATGCAACGGTAAAATTTTGGAAATAGTCGGATACAGCTGCGACACGGATAATCCCGGAATGCTGATAGTAGACGCTTCGCAGAGTAAGGGCTGGACGACCTTAGGATTTTATGACACAATAATTAAAAAGTGCGAAAGATATTGGTATGTCGGTATCAGCAGTTTAATAGATTAGCGATATGATTGGAAACAAAGATTTCGCAATACTGTACGCGGGTCGTGCGGTATTCACCAAGGAGAACGAATTTGCCGGTGCGGTAGTCGGCTGGAACGATATGCACGGCGTGACAACGGGAGACGGTTTAGAAAATGTATCATCAAAAATATAAAAGGCATGGAAGCATTAATGTGTTTATTTGGAATAGCAATTGGGGCCGGTTTGGTAACCGGTTTGTGGTTTGTAGCTAAATTTGCAGCCCGTAATATAGACGGGGAGTACGACGAGTAACGAAATGGAGTGTTTAACTAAAAATAAGAAAATGATTAAAGAACCAAGGCTTCCCCATAAGCTTAAATGGGGCGACAGGACATCCGCAAAGGTTGGCGAAGCGGAATACCTTATCGGTATTAGAGTAGTGGGCTATACGAGCCTAAAAGACGTGTTTATAGCAGAGGTGCACGAAAGCGTAGCGGACGAGGTGGGCGCGTGGGACATGCCCGAAGGCTTAAGGGGCCTAGACGGGGACGTGTTCATGAAGAAGCCGCGGGCCGGGGCATACTACAAGTATATAAAGCTTAAAAACATAGTGCATGAGGAAAGTTAGTTTTATGGATATGGCGGTATGCCTCAACTGCCATGTATTCATCATATGGGAGTTCACACGAAGGTACGGTTATACCGCCGGGGTAACAAAGGATAAGTACGGGCGCGGTTATGTGGAAGCCAAGCTCTGCAACGGATGGGTTGATAAGCTGGCAAAGTATGTGGCAGCCCAGGACTTCACGTATAAGCAGCCGATTAATAAAAGGCAGTACCTTATCAGAGACGAGGCACGTCTCGCAGAGGAGAAAAGAAACGAGCAGGACATAACAAGAACCTACGGAATTGACCCGGACGGAAGAATAAAAAGGGTATCAACGTTCAAGAACGGGACGTCTCAAACGTGGTATTGGCATAGGGATTCGCTCGGGTGGAAATTGACATAATGAAAGCGGTTTGCATATAGGAGTTAGCAGTATGATAGTGCCCTCTACGAAAGCCTATAGGCAAACCAAATGATAGCGATTAGCCCGAATCTGATTACAAAATGTCAGATTCGGGCTTTTGTTTATAATTAGAAAAAAGAGGTCTCCATTTTAACAGATTTTAACCACACTTTACACAGACGAAAAAGTAGTCTGTGTAAGTCTCTGTGTAAGATAATCCCCTCTATTATAATATATTATGTGTATTTACACAGATTACACAGTAAAAAGGGGGTAAAACATTATTTTGGAAAAAAGTGTATTTTGGAGGGTATAAAACATACTATATTCTAAATAAAAGTTTATGAAAACAAGTGTGTGTCTGTGTAAGTGCTTGTAACGTTCAGTGAGACAGGTAGTTAACTCACACAAGCCCAAAATCGTGTAAAGATAAATCATTTGTAAACTTTATTTGTAAAAAATGCCTAACTGCCCGTCGGTTGGTCCGCTGCGATTTGTTGCCTACCTTTGTGCCATGATTGAAAGCGACGTGAATAGTCCAACTACTGGAATAGTCCGAATACTGGTCTACTACTCGTGCATCTCTTTAAGAGACCGCGAGCGCACACGTGCGATACTTTAATACCAACTAACAGATTATGGCAGGAAGAGCAAAGAAGGAAGCCGCCCCCGATACGAAGGCAGCAATTACCAAGGGACAAGCGACGGGCAAAGCTCCAGCCCCTAAAACAGATTTGAAGAAGTGCAAGGAACTTTATGAGATTGTGCAGACGCGCGGTTGCAAGGGCGCAACGTTGGCTACCGTCGAGGAGTGCGTAGATTATGTAGCCGAGTACATGAACTTTTGCGCGCGGAACCCGTTCATTACTTATGAAGTCCTAAAAGGCGGAAACGCCGCCGGGCAAAAAGTCCCCATAGAGAAGAAACGCGCGCCCTCGCTCGGGGGCTTCTGTCTTTTCATCGGGTGGACTTTGCGAACGTTCAAGAAGAACGGCGCACGACTTGAAAAGCTGGCAGACGATGGGAACGAAGATGCGGCCAACCTCTTGACCGGGTACGCCCTTATCGCCGAACTCATAGCAACCGATATGGACGAGAGCGCGCTCGCCGGTGTGGTTGATGCCAACTACATGGCGAAGCTTAGAGGACTACGCGACCTTAAGGACGTTACAAGCAATGGCAAGGAGGCAGGCACGAAGGCTATGCAGGTTAACGTACTCTCCGAGGATGCGGTGAAGAACCTACAAAAGTTAGGGGGCATTTAGAGCATGAACGTTACATTTACTTTTGAAAAGATACTGGCGGCTTTCGTAGACCCGCAGATACGGGGAGTAGCCTCCAAAGGCGGTACACGTAGCGGCAAGACATGGGCAACCCTGCAGATGTTGCACATACTGGCTTTGAGCAACCCCCAGCCGCTCGTTATCTCGTGCGTAGCGGCTACGCTCCCGATGGTCAAACGCGGTATGCTCCGGGACTTCAAGGCTATGGTGGCAGCCGAGGGCTACTGGGACGAGAACAAATTCAATAAAACGGAAAGCACCTACGAATACCCGAACGGCACAATAATGGAGTTCTTCTCGTGCGATAACGCAGGTAAAGTGCACGGCCCGGCACGCGATATACTTTTCGTCAACGAGGCACAAAGCATACCGCGTGAAATCTTTAGGCAGCTCGATATCAGAACAAGGAAGAAAGTTATTATAGACTATAACCCCGTGCGTAAGTTCTGGGGCGAGACCGAGTTCGTAGGTGACAGATACACCACGATACACTCGACGTACAAGGACAACCCGTACTTGACCCCCGAGCAGGTGGCGGCCATCGAGAAGAACAAGGACGACGCCAACTGGTGGCGCGTGTATGGCGAGGGCTTGACGGGCGGCGTGGAGGGTAACGTTTACCCCGAATATGAGGTTATAGACGATATGCCGGAAACCTACACGGGTCGATGCCTGGGGCTTGACTTCGGTTTCGTTAATGACCCCACCGCGATAGTGGATATACGCATGGAGGGCTGGGACTTGTTCGTAGACTTGCTTTGTTATGAGCAGGGTCTACTGAATAGCCATATAGCGGACTACTTGAACGCTAATGCACTGAACCGCGTTGTAACCGTGTGTGATAGTGCAGAACAGAAGAGCATCGTGGAGCTACAGCAAAAGCACATCAAGGCAATACCGTGTGTCAAGGGGCGCGGCTCGGTGGCAGCAGGCATTGCACAAGTGAAGCAGTTCAAGCTGCACGTAACAAAGCGTTCCGTTAAGCTGCTTGACGAGTTGGATAACTACAAATGGATTAAGGACGAGGTATCGGACACATACACCAACGAGGCTATAGACGCGTGGAACCACGCACTCGACGCGCTCCGTTACGGTGTGGACTTCTTGATACGTAAATACAGACCCAAATAATGAAAAAGTTTATTTTGAAGTGGATATATCGCATAACGGCGATCAACAACCGAAAGGTTTTATTAAGAGTTGCTAACCTACCGGCAAACGGCACGGTACGCATAACCAAGGACGAGGAAAAGTTGCTTAAGGATATGATTAAATACTGCCGACCTTCACAAGTCGCTACGCGCAATGGGAAGGCCGTGTACAGACTTAGAGACGTTGAGGGTATAACTCTATGGTCTATGCTTGAAACGCGCCGTGCAGAGGACGCAAACGAGCGTATCAAGGCGTGGACCGACGATAACTACGAACCCGAGACGATTCTCGACGCTGCGAAGCTCGATAAGTTCATAGTGTCACAGATGGAAATTGCGGACGGTCTCGAGCAAGTCGTGTTTCAGAACATGAAGCAGACGGGCGAAAGCGCGTTGACGGGCGATGAGAATATAAAGCAGGCGAAGAACCTTCTCGGGCTTGTGCAGATTACGGCAGAGCTTTTCCACTGTAGTTTTGAGGACGCGAAGCAAATCAACTATTCGGACGCTATGCTGGCTATCGCCAAACGTAACGACGAGATAGAGAAGGAGAAGCGAGAAATGAAGAAACAACAAATGAGAAATAGGTAGCCATGACTTTTGAAACAATAATTAACACAGCGAACGCCCGGGCTACAGCACTGGGCAAAACGCTGATATTCGGAGATACCGCCGTACAGAACGTAGCGGCTAACGAATTGAGTGACGACTTTTTTACGCTTGACATAACAAGCGGAAGCTATACGGACACGAACGTACCGGGGTCAAGTGCTTATACGGTTGTTATCCGCTGCATGGGTACCTCGGCTTATATGCGAGACGACGCCGTAGAGATAGCAACTTTGATACGCACCGACTTGCTTTTGCACGAGATGCTAAAGAGCTTCATATGCGGCTACGAGATTGGCTCGCTGCGTATCATTAAAGTACAGAACCAGTACGACACCATCAAATCGGGCTGGGAGGCAACGTTCGATGCGTACAAGTACGGGGCGTGAACTTAACGCCGTTTGCTTTCTCGTGGTTTACTTCGTACTTTTGTGCGCTGTTTAAAAACAAAAAAAACATGAAAATCATCAGAAACAAATTTATCCCGGTCAAAGGCTTCAAAGCTATTAACCTATTCGGCGTTCTATTCGTTCGTGGTAACGCGGTAATTAGCGAGAAGACGCTAAGGCACGAACACATTCACACGATGCAGATGCGCGAAATGCTGTACGTGCCGTTTTATTTGTGGTACGGTATTGAATACGTTATTCGCTTCTTCGGTTGGAGCTTCGAGAAGAAGCCATGCGACCCGAACGACAAGCCGTATGACCGCATGAGCTTTGAGAAGGAAGCCTACGGCAACGAGCACAACGTAGATTACCCGAAGACAAGGAAACATTTTAGCTGGTTTAAGTATATTTAACAATGAACAAAGAAGTTACCCAATTAGTTAGGCAGATACGCGACGAGATAGTAGCTAACTACTATCGCATGGGGCTTAACGCTTCGGGTCGCTTCGACAGGGAAACAGAAGTGATAGAGTATGCAGGCGGCGTGAAGATAGAAAGCCCGGCATACATCTATCAGATGGAAGAGGGGAGGGCGGCTGGTAGCTTCCCACCCGTTTCTGCCATTAAGCAATGGATAAAAGACAAGAACGCGAACGCCGGTACGGACATACCCGAAGAAGCGGCATACGCGATAGCATACGTTATCAAGCGCGACGGTATTCGTGTACCCAACGAGCACAACGAAGGCGGCGTAGCAAGCAAGATACTAACCCCCGAGATGGTGCAACGTATTGCAGTAGAGGTGTCCCGGATAGTAAGGGCGGAGATATTAACCATTTTAACCAAAAAGCAATGATAGTAAGAAATCTAGTTAACAACGTTACTGCAACCGCTGCCGATTTTCTGACGATAGGCGGCATAGGCGCAGGCATATACAGACCTATACGACTCGAGCAGGTAGGCTCGGTTACCAGTATGACCCTTATCTTTTCACGTAATGGGGTTGCCAAGGCAACGGCTGTAGTCATACCATACGAGGGCGCGATATTGGATATGTCGGTGATGGCAGCTGCGACACCGAGTATAACGGAGAGCATCAACGCAGGTTTGGGATTTACTGATTTCGTCGACTTGGTGCAAATGCAATACATGGAGGGTACATCAAAATCTATCTATATGCGCGTTATACACGCCCCGGTAGCAAACGCGCGTAACGCTTGGGACGCGAGCACTATTAATCTATCCGACTACGGTAACGGACTGTTTAACCAACTTGATTTTTCTTGCTCGTCGTTCCTTAACAGTCCGTTAACGGGTACACCGTTTAACTTTGCTCTAAGGTACGGGCAGCAAACCGCAAACTCGAACGGTAGACTACGGGTTAGGACTAACGGTACGGGTACATCTGCGGAGTGGATGAATGTCGGAGTTTCGCAAGCTTCAAATCAGAGCTTTAGAGAGTTCAGAACCGCAAACGATGCCAACGTATGGGGCTACGCACGTTTTGAGCGTAAATACCCGTATTGCTCTGACCCTAATAAAAGGGTAACGCTTCGGTGGCTTAACAGCAAAGGGGCTTATGATACGATGTATTTTGACCAATACCGTATCGTGCCCACTTACTTGGTTAACTTCTCGGGCGGCAACCGTGTGTTGTCCTACGACGTTACGATAAACGTAGTAGTAACGGACGATAACCAAAATGCGCTGTATTGGCTTTCACGTTCGGGCGAGGTTGCCGGGGTATTCCCTTTGGCTACTAAGCAGTGGGCACGCGTTACAATACAGAACCCGAACGCGCTGAACATACAAGGCGGCGCGACGGGACGGGTAGCCGCGTTTAAATGCAAATTTGAAATTGTAGAACCTTAACAATATGGACTTAACGATACGAATTAATGGGGAAGCGATAGACGGTGTTTCCGCTAGCTCGGTAAAACTGACTATCAACAACCCCGACCCCCTAAAATTCACGGAGCAAACGGTTAGTTACTCCGGGACAATCAACGTACCCCGGTCAGAAGTGAATGACCGTGTGTTCCGTTCCGAGCGTTTCCCGGGGGTGTTCACAAGGACATCCCCGTACCATGCCAAATTGTATTTCGGGGGCTTCAATATTCCGTTCGGTAGCGGCTTGTTCCGTGTACGGGTAACGGCAGACGAGGACGGGTATAGCCTTGAACTGATAGAAAACATATCGAAGCTTTCGACATTGCGCGCCCCGGTGGTTGCCATACCTAAAATGGAAACACCAGCATATCAGTTTTCGACGTATATAGATAGCCTTAATTATGCGTACCCGAACAACGTTACCATACCTACGATATACGCGGCGAACGGGTCAACGCCCGTGCTTATGTCATACATCTCCGACCGGGTAACTAAAAAGGCAGGGGAATACAAGGACGCTGAAAGTCAATTAGTTTTTAAGGGCGCGCACGACGGACTGGACGGCTCCGTATATGCACTCAACTACATGATAGCGGAGAACAACGAGGTAGCCACGTGTTTTACCTATATGGTTGGTTCGGAATTCGATTTAAGGTTTACCGACGATTCGTTTATTGTTCTCCCACCTTCTGCTCCTGCTACCGTTTATCTTAGAAGCAACGGCGGTACATTCGCTTTGGCGTTTGATCGCGGTGCGGTAAGACCCGACGGCAATTACAAGTACAGCCCGGTAAAGCCGGGTTCTCAGTCTTGTTTGGTTACGCCAAGACCGACACACGATTTGAACTTCGGTTTCACTACCTCCGCCTCGTCTATGGTATATTCGGGAACGCCGATTACTACGGTGCCGAATACGGAAGGGTATTTCATATCGTTCAAGATTAATTCGGTCACAGCCCCTAACTATGCATGGGACTTAGTAGAGACAATGGGAATAGATACGCCTTTCGGGATTGTGCAGGCATTCTGCAAAGCGTTTTGTTGGACGTATGAATTTAAATCAAGCCCGTTTGCGTTGACGCTCAAACCGTTTATCAACCCGTCTACTATTTCTACGTACCGGGTTGATTGGACGGGGAAAATTGACAAATCAAGCATAAAGATTGCAGAAGCCGCGGGCGCTGCAAGAACGTACGCGGTACAGGTAGGCTCGCTTAAACAGACAGTAGGCGGTTACGGTGGCGCCATTTCTACGCAGGAGACGGTAGGTGAGAGCGCGTTCCCGGTAAACCCTGGTGCACAAAGACCATATGCCTCAATGATTAGGTTGGCAGGCTCGTACGTACCGGATAACTATTTCAGCCGTGCGAGCGGTTACCGTGCTACGATAGCAGGGCATTATGACCGTTTTTCCCCTGGGTGGCAGGTGACGGCTAAAATGAACCTATCATATTTTGATATACAGAAAATGAAGTCCGACGCGCTTTATTTCGTAGGTGAGCTTAACTACTGGTTTTATCTCCGAACGATAAGCGATTGGGACCCATCAACAGGAAAGGCAAACGTTACGTTAATTGCAGTTAAAAATTAATAATTTGGATTATGGCAGCAGAAAAAGTTACTCTATTAGACCTTTCGTTTGATACGTCATCAGCCCTTGATGGGCTGGACGCTCTTATAGCGAAGTCCGTAGAGCTGGCAGAAACAAAGAGCCAGCTAATGGCAGCGCTTAAGGACGAGAAGAAACAGTTGGACGAGGCAGGCAAGTCGTACAAGGCTGGGACAATTGGTCAAGACGAGTATAAAAAGGCGGTAGGCGATGCGGCAAAGGCTCAAATAGAATTGAAAAGGCAGTTGTTAGATGTCAACGCGTCAATCTCCGATAATAACCGCGAGATAAAGACGAACATGACACTCTTAAACAGTCAAGAGGACAGCGTAGACGCGCTCCGTGCGCAGCTTGCAAAGAACACCAGGGAGCTGAACTCAATGAGTGCAGCGACGCGCAACAACACGGACGAGGGGCAGAAGCTTGTCACCGAAACAAAGGAGATAAGCGACCGCCTTAAGGACATGGAAAAGGCTGTAGGCGATAACCGTAGGAACGTAGGTAACTATGCGGAAAGCATACAGGAAGCCATGAGCAGCACGCAAGGGCTTTCCGGGGCTACAGCGGCTATGGCTACCTCTCTATCGGGGGGTGTGAACGCCCTAAAGATGTTCAACGCTACGTTGAAAGCCAACCCGGTATTGGCTGTTGTGTCGGTTATACTGGTTCTCGTGTCAACGGTTGAAAAGCTGATGAAACGTAACAGTGAGATGGCTGCAAACCTGAAGGAGGCATTCGCTCCGTTTGAGGTTATCTTCTCGCGCATACTGGACGGCGTTACCGAGCTTCTCGGGGGTGTGGCAAAGGCTTTTGAATGGATATCGGAGAAGGTTGTCAACTTGCTTTCATCTATCGGTCTTATTACCGAGGAGACCACGAAGGCAGCGAACGCGACCAAAGCACTCACAAAGCAAGAACTTGCAATATATGAGGCAGAAACAAACAACCTTGTAACGCTGTCGGCGATGCGTAGAGAACTGGAAGCGCAACGTACCATTGTAGGGGACCAGCTAAAGACCGCAGAGGAACGAAACATTGCGGCCCAAAAGGCTATCGCTATTTCTAAACAGATGGAAAAAGCCGAGATAGGCGTACTACAGCAGAAGTATAACCAAATCAAGGCTCAAAACGAACTTAGTTACACAAGCAAAGAAGACAGACGCGCCGAGATGCAAGCGCTGGCAGACCTGCAAGCACGGCAAGCCGATTATATCGGGCAGCGTAAAGAGCTGGAAAACCAGGCGAGCGGTATTGTAAAGGCACAGATAGCCGCCAATGCAGCAGCTTACAAGGCAGCCGAGGCAGCAAAGGCACAAGCCGCAATAAAAGCAGCACAAGACGCGGAGAACCAAAAGCGCGCTTTACAAGAAGCTACCATAAAGCAGATGGAAACAGCGTTAACGGCTCTTAACCTTTCAATGCAAGCTAAAGAACTGGAAAACGACACCATCGGAATGAAGATAGAAAACGAAAAGTCATACGTAGAGGAAAGTTTAAAACTTGAAAAGTACAGATTAGAACAGGGTCTCATCTCAAAGCAGGAATATGCCAACAAGGAAGCCGAGTTTAATTTGGGCATACGACAGTTGGAGATGCAACGCCAAGAAGAGCAGGACGCGCTAATGAGAGAACGAGAAGCGACGGACGCGGCGAACCTTCACGAGCTTAAGATGGCAGAAGTTACTAATGAATTCGATAGGCGCCAAATGCAACTCGATGCGCAATATGAGCAAGAGATGGCAAACGCCGAGAGGATAGGGGCTGACACCGCGTTGATACAAGCCAAATACGAGAAGGCGAAGGAGGAGAACACGAGAGCACGCGTTAACGCAGAACTGACAATGACGGCAGGTCTCGCAGGACAAATGTCAACACTGTTAGGAGAACAAAGTGCCATAGGTAAGGCATTTGCAGTTGTTCAAGCGACAATAAATACTTACTTAGGTGCAACAAAAGCGCTGGCAAGTGGTGGTATATTAGGTATTGCACAAGCCGCTGTTGTTATTGCTTTCGGTATGAAACAAGTCGCTACGATTGCGAAGCAGAAAGACCCCGATACGAAAATTAACACTTCCGTTAAGAAGTATGCAAAAGGTGGGCAGATATACGGTCGTTCCCATGCCCAAGGCGGTGTAACGTTCCGGGGCGATAACGGGCAGGTGTTCGAGGCAGAGGGCGGTGAAAACGTCTATATCATGAAGAAGACAGCGAGCGCCGAGATTAACGCACTGTCTGCACTCAATGAAGCACACGGGGGCAACTCATTCGGTACGTCGGGGCTTTACAAGTTTGCTGATGGCGGTATGGTTGCCGGGCTTTCCGAAGCCAACCGGGTAGTCAAGCAAGCCGGGAGCACGAATCTATCAAACGAAAGCATTAACCAACTCGCCGGGGTGGTTATCGACGCGGTGATGAGCATGCCCAACCCGGTTGTATCGGTGCAGGACATCAACAGCGGACAGAACGACGTTTCGGTAGTCCGGGGGCTGGCGACATTTTAAACCATTAACTCGTACAGAGATGGCAGTTTACTATATACTGCCTATCTTTGCACGTGTTACAGCAAAAGGAAACTATATGGAATTTAGAAAACTTAGAATTATCCAAGCCGGGGTTACTACCAATTACGGGACATACGAAGGCAAGGAATACCCGTTAGTCATTACGGAGACCGCAGTTCAAAGCATTGTAACGCTCGGCAACCTTAAGCCTATCCACTGCAGACGCACCCACAACGGGGCGGATATGCTCGACGGGTATTTAGGCAAGTTCGTTAATTTCGTCTACGAGGACGGCGTAGCGTATGCCGATTTGGAATTATCCGAAGCCTTACAAGCCGCCTACCCATCGGAGGCAAAATTCATCTCCGAGATGATAAAGAACGAACCCGATATGCTGGGCGTTTCGGTGGTAGGTATCAGCAATCAGACATTAAACGGTGACGTGCTGGACGTTACCAAATTTTTTGAGTTATACTCATGTGATTTGGTAGGTCTGCCAGCAGCCACCACAAGCTTATTTAATAATCAAAACGAAAAGAAGATGAACAAATTTTTTAGTTCTTTTGCAGAGCTATTCAAAAAGTCGAGCTTTGCAACCGAGACGGTAAAAACTGTAGATGGTGCGAGTATCACGATTGAAGCGGCTGGCGAAGCTATGGCTATCGGAGACAAGGTGTTTGATAGCGAGGGCAACGTTCACCCGGACGGCAAAGTAGAAGTTGCAGTAGAGGGCGGTGTATTGGTTGTCACCATTGCAAACGGTGTTATTGAAAGCGTAGAAGCTAAGGCAGAAGAGGAAGTTGAGGAGACTGAAGTTGAAACCCCGGCAACCGCTGATGTACCCGAAGAGTTCGCAAACCGTATGGCGGCTTTGGAGGAATCGGTTTCCGCACTTACCGCCTCGCTGGAAGCTATGACAGCACGGTTTAGCAGAGCGACAGCGAAACCCGGTGCGCCAGCGATTAACATGCCGAAGAAGAAAGAAACAAAATTGTCTAAAGAGGCTGTAGCAGAAGCAGCTAAAAGATTTTACAACAAATAACTAAAAACAAAAGACTATGGCTTTTACATTTACAGACCTTAACAAATTAAACCTCAACTCACTTAACGAGGTTATTTCTTTGACAGTCGGACTGGCTGGCGAAATCTCACAAGGTATCACAGTAATGAACGGTATTCCGAACGGTACGCCCGTTGTTTCCCTTACAGCAGCCGACAAGGCGCTGCGTAAATCGGCAGGGTGTAACGGTGAATATTTCTACAATAGCGTATCTAACAAGGTTAAATATTATCAGCACGCGCCTATCGAACTCCCTATTGAAATCTGTTTGCAAAGCTTGTGGGGTAAGATGGTAGCGAAGGGTATCAACCTTGATGACAACTTCTCTGAAACCGAATTGGCTGGTTTTATTCAGTCCGAGGTATTGAAGGTATTGGAAGCTGACTTGCTTCGTTTGGCTTGGTTGGACGGTAACGTAGAGGAATCCGCAACGGGTTACGGTATCTTCACTAACGGCGGTATTATCAAGCAGTTCAAGGACAGCACAATGACCGAGAAAGTTTTGGCTCTCGACACAGCCGGTGTTCTCAATGCATTGCGTGGTTCTATTGATGCACAACGCCCCGATACACTGGATAGCTCTGAATTCTTCGTTACGTCTAATGTTATGCGCTTGTATAAGAACTTGTTGCAGACACGCGATAACAGCGTAGCGCAGTCCGACATCGTAGACGGCCGCCCGGTGTATTACTTCGAGGGCTACAAGATTAACGAGCTGAGACACGTTTCTAATGCCGCAACGGCTGATGGTTCGGATACAGCGTTTATCGCTTTCACTCCGAAAGACAACATTCAGATTGCACTTGAAAGCGCCGGTACGGTTATCGCTCCGTTCATCCAGGACGCCAAGAGCCGTAACTACTACTCACAGACTTCGTTCGCGGCTGATGCTATGCTGGTAGCGCCCGAGAAAATGCAGTTGTGGTTAACTGCAAGAGTATAATAAATTCATTTACTAATCAAAGGGGTTGGGACATTAACCCAGCCCCTTTTCATTTCAAAATAATATGGCAAAAGGTTGTTTAACTAAGCTTACAGGAAACGTCACGGTTGGGTGTACAATTCCGCTGGTTGGCATCAAAAATATATACTTAGTTCACACCGACGATGTGGTATTTAGGGTGGGGGGCATTGATAATTCTACGGTAGTAACCGCTGAGATGGCTCCGCGTGCGGTTACTATTCTCGTCGAGGGGTATAAACAAAACATTCAGATGACTTCGGCCGTCCGGGCTATGGACGTTTCTGCTAAATTGGATATTGCTGTAATGTTTAAAATGTCAATGACAGACATCAGCGCCGATTTGCGCGTACGCTCACTACTGACAGGAAAGTTTTATGTGCTCGTCGAACGTAACGACGGCGCAAACTTAATCGTCGGCTATACATCCCCCTTAGAGTGTTCTGGTGTGGACTGGGACAGCAACGCTAATGCAGGGCTTGCTACAGTTACTCTATCAGCCTCGGAGGGCTCGGCAGGGAATTATTTTATGCGCGCAGCATCAGCCGCAGTTGCATCAATCAAATCAAAAGTAGGAGCTTAAAGATATGGCATGTATTTCAAAATTGGCAAGCGCAATTGCCTATGATTGCGACACTGGCGCAACTGGATTAGTTAGCGCGATTATCATTAATAAAGCCGATATAGCGAGTTTTACCGTTACGCAGGCGAGCTTGTCGGTTGACGCCTTAGCCCTAACTTCGGGCGCGAAAGCATACAAGATTGACACCGTTAAGCGTTCTCTTGTTATGTCCGAAGCCCTAAAGATTAACGAGGGCGCACCGAATGCTTATACGCATACGGCAAACATAACCATTATGGGGGAAAATAGCACCGCAATACGTAACATTAAGACGGCTGCCACTAATGGCTCTTTCGTCATTTTGGCAAAAAAACAAGGTGACACATTTGCAAGAGCTTACGGGTTATATTGCGGAATGTCGGCTACCTCGGCAGATTCATCCACTCACGATAACGGGGGCTGGACTACGCTCACCTTGGAGACCCCGGAAAACGTAATAGGGGAAGATACACTAAGTGTTGGGTCTTCTTTGTACGATGCACTTTATGAGGCAGCGGTAGGATAGTAATTAACTAAAAAAGAAAGGAAAAAATAATATGGCATGTATAGGAAGAATAGCGGCAAATTTGGCTATGCCTTGTGGCGCTACGGGTGGCGCTCGTCCAGTAGGGGCGAAGCTTCTTAACGCTTCCGATATTGCGAGTTTTACCGTAGTACCGGGCAACAATGCAAAAATCACGCGCGTAGTTTCGGCCA